CCCCCTGGAGTCCGGCGCGCAGATCGTGGCGGCCTAACACTGAGGCGATAGGCGGGGGCTGGGCAACTGGTCCCCGCCATAACCGGAGGCAGATATGACCGTAACCAAACTGGCCGTCATTGATACCTACATCGGGCTGGCTGCTGATACCAAGCCCACGACGGGAGTCCGTGCGGGCAGCAAGTTCTTCGAGCGGGACACCGGTCTCGAATATGCCTATGACGGAACGACCTGGGGCCTGTCGGGGGCAACTACGCTCACCGTAACCATTGCTATCAACGAATCACTCTCTGCCGAGGTGGACCTGGGGAGCTATCGGCTGGCGGGGATCGTTATGCCTGCGGCCTGGGACGCAGGCAACCTGACCTTTCAGGTGGCGAGCGCGACAGGCGGGACGTTTCAGAACCTGTACGATGACGGCGGCTCTGAGGTAGTCGTAACGGCGGCAGTGAGCACGTCTATCGCCGTTGACCTGTTGGCAACAGCCCTGGCACCCTGGCGGTTCATCAAGGTCCGCTCCGGCACTGCGGGCGCGGCGGTCGTTCAGACGGCGGCCCGGACAATAACGCTGGTGCTCAAGCAATGAAGCTCCGAAACCTGTTGATGCTCCTGCGGCGGCACAAGGGGACGCAGTTATCATTCCCCTACACATTTCCTTTCCGATTCTGGCGACGGGGGCGGTAGATGCCCCATGCCTATATCGGCCTGACGAGCCTCAAGGCCGCCGGTGCGCTGAACATCACGGGCACGGCGACCGATGCCCGTCTGCTGCAACTCCTGGAAGCCATCGCCGACGCCATTGACGACTACGCGGGCAGGACGTTTCAACCCCGCGTAGAGACGAAGTACTTCTCCGGCAACGGGAAGCTCAAAATGCTACTCCCCGACGACCTCATATCGGTTACGAGCCTCAAAGAGGACGACACTCTCTTGGGGACGGGCTACGCGACGACCTGGGCGACCACCGATTACGTGTTGGCCCCCTACGATGCCCAGCCCACGAACAGCAACCCGGAGCGCACCAGCCCCTATACCTCTATCGAGGTAGACCGCAGGGACCAGGGGACGAAGTACAGCCTGGGCCGGGGCCAGCGGCGCTTCGAGTTGGCGGGCAAGTGGGGCTGGAGCGAGTCGCAGAAAACGACAGGGACCACCACATCCGAGGAACTCGACGCCTCGGAGACGGGGGTAGATGTTTCCTCCGGCGCGGCCTTCGAGGTTGGGCAGACTATCCTCGTGGAGTCCGAACAGATGTACATCACGGGCATATCATCTAATACGCTCACCGTGGTTCGCGCGGTCAACGGAACGACGGCGGCGACCCATGCCACCGCGAAGGCCATCACTACGCTGCAATACCCCAACCAAATACGGGAGGCGGCGCTGATGGAAGCGGCCCGGCTGTGGACCATGCGGACATCGGGCTACGCCTCCAGCGTGGGCAACCCCGACACTGGCCAGGTGACGGTCTATGGCGGGCAGTTGCAGCCACGGGCACGGGCGTTGCTCGACCCGTTTCGGAGGATAGGGTTATGAGCCAGGCCGTTGTCATAATCAACCTCCAGGACTGGGATCGCTTGACGAAGAAGCTGAAGCCGGAGCTTTTTGCCCCTGTGGTCAACGAAGCATTGGACGAGATAGGCACGCTAGGCAAGAGCGCGATGATCGCCAGAGTGCCGCGCTTCACCGGTCACATGGCGCGCAACGTGCGGGTGATCAAAAAGGCAGCTTCATATGGTCCGCTCCCTGTGCTGATGGGTATCGGCCCGACATCGCCGCATCGCTTCCTGGTGGAGCGCGGGACAAAGCCCCACATGCCGGCCACATCGCCGGACAAAGCGAAGTCGGCCAAGTCGGCGCGGCGGCTTCGGAACTATGTGCGGCGCAAGTTCCACCCACAGCCGGAACCGACTAAAACGGGGCGTCGGAAAGCCAACGCCAAATATACCCCCCAGGAGAGGGCTATCCAACGGGCTACGTTCGCCTTTGCACTGGCGATCGCCCGCCAAGGCACGGCAGAGCATCGCTTCATGCGGCCCGCTTACGTCGCAACGCAGGGGCAGATAGACGGCATTATCGGACGGGCTGCTCAACGGCTTCAGTCCGAATGGTTGAAGGCCCAATGACGCTCAAAGGCATCCGCGACGCGCTACAGACCGCCCTGGAGACGGTATCAGGGCTGCGCGTCCATGATACGGTTCCCGAGGGCATCATGGAAGTTCCCTGCGCTTGGATAACGCCGAGGAGCGGCACATATCCCCGGACTTTCACCAGCGCCGCGATGGACCATCAGCTAGAGGTGACGGTGCTGGTCCAGCGCATGGGCGACGCCGAGGAGCGCCAGGACACGCTTGACGACTACCTGGACCCGACTGGCTCCAGTTCCCTCCTGGCCGCGCTCAATGCCACCGCCCTGGGGGCGCACGGCTCCAGTCTCCAGGTGAAGGGCTACCGCGACTATGGGGGCTATGAGTTCGGGGAGCAGACATACCTCGGATTCACGTTGGACGTGGAGGTTCTCGTTGACTGAGCACCTCGGGCCATACGTCGCGCAACGGAATCTCCTGATACCCCAGGGGCCGGGTGTGCTGCCGTCGTCTATGCGGATTCCGTCCGGCTCTATCTTCAGCTTTGACGGCGATGAGCCGATTGACATCGCCATGCTGCGCCAGACCGGGGCCATCGTGCCTCACCTGGGGCCGATACCGGAGACCGCCCCTGATTCTCGGATTGCATTGCCGCCTGCCTCTGGCAAGCGGAAGGGAGGTAAACATTGAGCCGCCTTCATGCCAAGGCAGCGGCTGTGTACGTCGATGAGTTCGACTTTCGGGGCGTGTCGAACGCCGTTACCCTCGACTTCTCGAATAACCTCGCCCCGGTGACGGCCTATGCCGACACAGATGAAACCTACGTCGAGGGCAAGGCTGGCTACACCTGTGCCGTGAAGGGCCTCTACTCCATCAGTTCGCCGGACTACGACGGTGAGATGTTCACGGACCTGACAGCCGCCAGCCGTCGCTTGGGGATATTCCCCGGCGGCCCTACGGCGGGCAACTACGGCTACGAGTTGGTGACCAACATCACGGCCAGCCCACGCAAAGCGGCGACGGGATCAGTGGTGGCGCTGGATGTGAGTTGGCGGGGTAACACCCCGGCGGCCAGGGGGCCTCTATTGCTGGTCAATACGGCTGTGGCGGCCTCGGGCAACGGCACGGCGTACAACATGGGGGCCGTCGGCGCTACGCAAACACTGGTCGGGGTGATCCGGCTGCTGGCGGCTCCGGGTGGGGCGGGCAACAACACCCTGGACGTGATTGTCCAGAGTGACGCGCTGGAGTCGTTCCTGTCGCCGGCAACGGTGCTCACGTTCACGCAGTTGGACCAGGCGAGCGTAGCCACGTTCGAGGTACAGACCCAGGCGGGGGCGCTGACTGACTCCTGGTGGCGGGTGAGCTACACCTATGCGGGGGCCGGAACCCGGACCTTCAGCCTGGTTGTCAGCCTCGGCATTCGGCTGACGTAGAAGGAGGGATTATGGCACGACTTCACGGCAAATCTGCCCAGTTCTCGTATAACGGCGTGGCGCTGCAAAGCTGGCTTGACGACATCAGCATGGACGTATCGGTCCCTGAGGCGGAGATAACGTCGTTCGCGGACGTGGGCCAAAACTTCCTTTCCGGAAAGAAGGACGTGAAAACCGAACTCGCGGGGCCGGTCGACCTGGCCCTATCCGGCGTGGACGCGACGCTGTTCGGCGGCATCGGGGCGGGTGTGAAGAGCACGATATTCGATCCCTCCGGGTCCGGCCCAGGGGCTGACGACCCGGAGTATCAATGTACGGCGAGCGGCCTGACGGGTGCGCTGGTGGCGGGCTATCGTCTGGAATGTCCGGTCGGGGGCGCTGCCCGTTTCAGCGCAACGATGCAACACAGCGGCGCGACAACCCGCGCCGTAGCATAGGAGGTCAAACGTGGCAAGACTTCATGGCCGGGACGCCGATTTTGTACTAAACGCGGTGGCGCTGGAAGATGAACTGAACGACATCACGCTCAACTTCGATGTGCCGGAGGCCGAGATAACGTCGTTCGCCGATGTCGGCCAGAACTTCCTGGCGGGCAAGGTGGGAACGAAGGTGGACATCGCCGGCTCCTACGACCCGGCAGCGGCCCAGGGTGACGCGACCATATTCGCTGCCCTCGGTGGCGCGGCTGTGACCTGGGACTTCGAGCCAAACGGGACTAACGGCTATGACGGCTACGCCTTCCCTACGTCCTACTCGATCAAGTGCCCGGTCAACGGCCCTGTGAGCTATTCGGCCAGTCTGCGGCATAACGGCGGCGCGGCTGCGGCGGACGGGGCGCTACCCACGCGGGCTTGATGACATAACGTAGATAGGCCAGGGGGCGGGAGTGCTCTCCTTCACCTCCTGCCCCCTGGCCGAAAATTGAAGGAGAGAACATGGCGATGGCGACGGAGGCCACGAAGTCAAAGCTGCCCCTGGTGAGAATACCATCGGATGCTTGCGCCGTGTACCTGGGGCGCACCATCAAGGACGGCAAGCTCAACGATCCCGGGACTCCCCACAGAGTTCACCAGGGCGAGTATATCGAGGTGATGCCCACGGTAGCCATCTCGGAATTGATTGCCCTCATGCGCCTACAGGAGCAGGGCGTTAGCGGGGCGACGCTGGCGGAGATGGAGGACAGTCTGAATCGGCTCTGCCTGGAACTGTCCCGGCGCATCATCGCCTGGGACTGGACCGACATGATGGGCCTACCCTACGAGCAGCCCTACGGCCACCCGGAGGTATTGGCCCGGTTGACGACGGACGAACTGGTCTACCTGTTGGGCGCGGCCATGAGCACGGAGAGCAGAGATGACCGAAAAAACGGCTAGCGGCCCTCGGATTCTATCTCGTAGGCGACGGGGGCCAGCCTATCGAGGCCATGCTGTCCATTATCTGCGAAGCGTTTGGGTGTACGCCTGGCGAAGCGATGGCGCAGGACTGGGCGACCGTGAAGGCCATCCTGGACTATCGCTCGATGGCCCAGGCGAAGGAATTGCACAACACGGACCCCACGAAAATGAGTGCCGGGCAGATGGATCTATGGAAAGAGATGGTCGAGGCGGCGGAGGCGGCATCTGATGGCTGACGCCGCCACCCTGGGCATCCTGATACGCCTCAAGGACGAGGCGACAGGGCCTATGGCCCAGATGGATAAGGCGCTCCAGGCCAACCGCAAGCAATGGCAGGCACACGCGGCGACGCTGCGGACGGCGGGCTTTGCGCTGGCGGGTATCGGCGCCGCGTTCACCGCAATGGCCGCACTCTCCGTCAAGGCGGCGCAAGAGGAGGCGGTCGGCATATCACGGCTCGACGCCTCGCTCCAGACGGTCGGCCTGGGCTACGAGGGCCTCCGCAAACCCATCGAGGACGTGATAGCGGCGCAGCAACGGCTGACGAACTTCTCGGACGGTGAACAGCGGGCGGCACTTCAACGGCTGATCACCATCTCCCAGGACTACGCGGCCAGCATGGAAGCGCTCCCGACTGTGCTCGACGTGGCGGCGGGCGGCGCGATGGACCTCCAGGCGGCGGCGTTGCTGATAGGGAAGGCACTGGCCGGCGAGACGAGCACGCTCAAACGATACGGGATTGTGCTCGAGGAGGGGGCCAGCCGGACGGAGATATTGACGGCCTTGACGAAACAGTTCGGCGGAGCGGCCCAGGCTGCGGCTAACCCGTTCACGCAACTCAAGAATGTGGTCAACGACCTGAAGGAGACGATGGGCGCTCAACTCCTCCCTGTTGTGCAGTCCATCGTCTCCGACCTCACCGGACTGCTGTCCTGGGTGACACGGCTGGCCTCCGAACACCCGTTGTTGACGAAGGTAATCATGCTCAATGCGGCGGCGTTCGGCGCTTTGGCTGTAGCGGCTGGCGGATTCCTCCTCGTTCTCCCAACGATGACCGCAGGTCTGGCCGTGCTCGGCGTGACTTTCTCGACGGCCCTAGCTCCCATCGCTCTCACGGCCTTGGCCATAACGGGCGTGGTGACAGCCTTTGCCTTGCTATCCGGCAAGAGCGATGAGGCGGCGGGCAAAGTATCGGCGGCGGCGGCTAAAATGCAGGCCGATACTCAGGCAGCCAGCGCGGCGATGGAGAAGGCCAACAAGGAACAGATGGACGAGGCGAAGAAAGGCATCGAGACCCTCGGCGACGCCACGGTCAAAGCTTTGGAGGCCCGCTATCAAGCAGAGGCCGCTCTGGTGGCTACCTCTCTCGAAGACCAGAAGGCTGCCTGGGAAGCGGCGGCTGAAGCCTCACGATCCAGCACCCAGGCGGGGATCGACGCCGCAAATGCACTGGCTACCGGAGAGGTAGCGGCGGCACAAAAGGCATCCCAAGGTCGCCTCGACCTCTACGCCGAGGTGCTCAGGGCGCGGCTCGATGACCTCTCGCGGGAGCAGGAGGCGGTGCGCCGGACGGCTGACACTGAACTCCAGGCATCGCGCCGCATCCATTCGGCCCGCCTCCAGGCCATCGGGGATGAACTGAACGCCCAACTGGACGCGCTGGCGACGGCGGCGGATGCCCGGCTGGGCGCGGCTAATGACGAGTTGCGAGCACTGGACGGTGAGAGCGAAGCCCTGGACAAAGCGGCCCAGGCCAGGGGCGACACCGAGCAACGGGCGCAACTCCAGGGCGACATCACGGCGGCGAAGGACCTTGAGGCGGCGAAGGCCCGCGAGCGACAACATTTCCTCGACGTGATGAACTCGGTTACTGACACCAGGCAACGCCAGGCGGCGGCGGATAGCGCCCTGGCCGCACAGAACGAGATGCAGCAGGCGGCGAAGGACAGGGCAGAGGCGGAAGCGGCCCTGGCCCGTTGGCTCCTGGGCATCGACGTGCGGACGCAACGGGAGGGCATCGACGCCAAACGGCGGGCAGTACAGGACCGGATGGCGGCTATTCGCACGGAGCAACAGGCTGCTGGCGACTCGTTGCGGGAGCAGGCGGAGGCGGCTCGCCGGCACGAGAACGGCCTGAACACCATCCGAGAGGACGGAATACGCGACCGACTCCAGGCGACACAGGACGGGCTGGAGGCTGACGCTGCCAGCCAACGGGGACAGTTCGCGCGGCTGGAGGCTGCGGAGCGTGGCAATCTCGTGGCGAGCCTGGGCATCATCGAGACGCGAAGAGCAGCCCGTGAGAACGAGTTGACCACGGAGGGGCGGATATTCGGCCAGATGGCGACCCAAGAGATAGAGGCCCTGGATAATAGCCTCAAGGCGAATCAAACCCACCTGAAGAACCTCAAGGTGGGCGTGGACGCGGCGGCGCTGGAGATGCTCGAAAAGAGCCGCACCGATAATGCTGCTCTGGTCACACTTCTGGGCGAGTACAATCAAGGCTGGCAAGACGCCGGGCAGACGTGGGGCGACAAACTCTTGGGGGGCTTGAACTCCAAACGGGAGAGCATCGAGACGGCGATTGCGGAGATGCTCAATGCTCTGACGATTGCGGGCGCGCTGGGCAATCAGTTAGCAGGCCCTCCGGCGCCTGTTCTCGGGCCTATCTTGGGGCCTGCGCCGCCCAACGTCAACCCGTTCACTGGTGTGGGGCCTGGCGGGACCCCTTCGGGGCCATTTGGTCCGTTGATTCCGGTTATCCCTCCGAGGCTCGCGTCCGGTGGCCTGGTTATGCGCCCCACGCTGGCCGTGGTGGGTGAGCGCGGGCCTGAGGCCGTGATACCCCTCACTCGCTCCGGCGGGGCGAA